TAAGATGGGAGGTAATGTTATTGAGGGTAAGATTGATCTGGTAACGGCTGATAACTTTGCGGTTATTGAGGCTTTCTATCCAGGTGGTAAAGTAGTCCAGGTTTGGGTTGATGATGATAACGGTAATACCTGGACTCTAATGGTGTAATATAAACGTATTACGACACTAACAAGTAGTTACTGATTTAATATAAATTACTATGGCCGTAGGAACTGATTTAGGAATTGAATACAACCTGTCTAGCACCGCCAATGTCCTTGAAAGTATGGCCGACGACGGTACGCACTTTTACATTTTACATCGCGTTGACAGAGAGGTATATAAGTTTAATTACGACGGCACGTATACTGGTACGTCTTTTGATATAAACGCGCAAGGCGCTACAAATGCTAGAGGCATGGGGTACGCGGTAGACCATTTTTATATTTGTGATTCAGGAACAGACCTAGTATACAAATATACCCAAGCCGGCGTATTTGTATCGTCTTTTAGTGTAGCGTCGCAAATGTCTATCCCTTTTGGCATAGCTTACGACGGTACGCACCTTTTAGTAGGCGACAGAACCGGCATGGTGTATAAATACAACCTTGACGGCACGTATGCCAGTTTAACTATTGACACGACTGTAGAAACTGCCCGATTAGTTGGGTTATCGCACGTAGCTGGTAACTTATACGTAACAGACCAGACGCTAAAAACTATTTTTGAGTACGACGCTGCCGGTGCATATACTGGTTTGAGTTTTACCGCAGTACCGACAGTAGGTAACGCCACTACCTTAAACGGCTTTAGCGTAATGGACGGCGATTTCTGGTCTTTATTTACTAACGGCAGAATGTATGCGTTTGAAGCGCCTGTACCGGCTCCAGCTGGTACAGATGCCAACGCTGAGCGAGACGCTCTCATCGATGGAGTCGATACGAGTCAGTCAGAGCGAGACGCTCTCATCGATGGAGTCGCTACGAGTCAGTCAGAGCGAGATGCTGTAATTGATGGAGTTGCTACGGGTCAGTCAGAGCGAGACGCTCTCATCGATGGAGTCGCTACGAGTCAGTCAGAACGAGACGCTCTCATCGATGGAGTCGCTACGAGTCAGTCAGAGCGAGACGCTCTAGTTACAGGATCTGATACGAGTCAATCAGAGCGAGACGCTCTCATCGATGGAGTCGATACCAGTCAATCAGAGCGAGACGCTCTCATCGATGGAGTCGCTACAAGTCAATCAGAGCGAGACGCTCTCATCGATGGAGCTTTTACAAGTCAGTCAGAGCGAGACGCTCTTATCGGTGGAGTCGCTACGAGTCAGTCAGAGCGAGACGCTCTGATTACAGGAGCCTTTACGAGTCAGTCGGAGCGAGATGCTGTAATTGATGGAGCCTTTACGAGTCAGTCGGAGCGAGATGCTGTAATTGATGGAGTCGCTACGAGTCAGTCAGAGCGAGATGCTCTTATTACCGGAGCTATTACAATCCAGTCAGAGCGAGACGCTCTCATCGATGGAGTCGCTACAAGTCAGTCAGAGCGAGACGCTCTCATCGATGGAGTCGCTACAAGTCAGTCAGAGCGAGACGCTCTCATCGATGGAGTCGCTGATAATAGACAATCTGGTCAGCGAAATGCTTTGATCACAGGTCAAGGACTCGATCCGTACTGCCCTAAGGATTCGCCGTTTACAAATAAAACATCTCCTTACAGTCCATTCCAAAAAAGAAACTGTTAATAATCATGTATAATAAACTATATGGCTAAAGGATACACAACCGAGGCAAAAATTGAGAATTATATACTCACGGAGATTGACGCGTCTTATGCGGCAACAGTTACTGACATAATCGAAAGCGTAGAGGATACTATTGATCTTGAGACAGGTCGTAACTTTATTGCTGACACTACAGCCACCGCTCGTCTGTTTAATGGTCAAGGTGACAGAGCTCTCATCATTGATGATGCTATTGAAATAACTCTGGTCGAGGTCGGACTCGATGACTTTGGAGGATCGTTTCTTACTATAGGAAATACGGGGAGTAATCGGTACTTTACTGAGCCAGCTAATCACGTAGCTAAATTAAAGCCGGTAACTAAGTTACTACTCCGGGACCGGGTATTTACTACAGGCGTGCAAAATCATCGTATCACTGGAAAATGGGGATACTCTGAGAATGTACCAAGTAATATCAGTTTTGCCGCGACGGTGTTTGTCGCTGGTATCTTAAATCAGTCTCGACAGGGAGGGGATCAGATTAAATCTGAACGGATAGGAAACTATCAAGTCACTTACAATTCTGATAACGGGAAAGATAGCTGGTCAGACTTTGAGCGAGCGATGGAAATTCTTAATAATTACAAGCGATATCACTTATAATTTATGACTAGTATCTCTCTATTGTTTACCGAGTCGATATCCGTTACTAGGATGGCCTGGTCCGGGATGACATCGAGCGAGACCGCTGGAGTTACTTTTAAAGGTCAAGTCCAGCAATCTCGTCCGGAGACAGCTGAGTCGATTGGAGAGACTTGGAGTAAAGTCTTTTCGATATGGTGTGCTCTTGGTACGGATGTTACTGAGGGAGATAAACTGACTGTATCATCTGGCAATTATGCCGGCGTGTATAACGTCAAACAAATACAAAAAAACGCTCTGGGGAGGAATGGTCATCTTGAGCTCGTTGTAACAATAAGACAATGATTTTAAATATAAAACAGATCGCCGCTTTTAGTGTCGGACTCTCTATATCGATAATCCTTTTTATGCCGTCTGAGACGGCTTATATTAAACAACCTGACACTCCTCAAGTCGATGAGGATCCGGCTTTACTTACGGCTCCGGAGCCTCAGATACTCGCAACCTCTACGAGTATAACTGAGCCGGAGCCGTTGCCCGATGGAGTAATTTGTCTTGATGACTGTCCACTTTTTCTTGATCCTAATGATGGAGTCGAGGCTGAGATTAAAGAATTTTTTAAAGATACTCCAGTAATGATTGCGGTTGCTAAGTGTGAGTCAACATTTAGACAATGGGATACAGTAACTGGAGAGCCACTTAAAAATCCAGGTAGCTCAGCTACTGGAGCGATGCAACTTATGGCCTCATACCATCGGGAGCCAGCGAGTTATCTCGGCTGGGATATAAATACTCTGGAGGGAAATCTCGCGTATGCCTGGGAGATGTTTCAGACATCCGGACTCGTACCCTGGGAGGCTTCTCGTTATTGCTGGGGAAGTGCAGAGGTGGCTATAAATAAGGGTATCTCGGCAGATGAGAGGGTCTCCCCTCCCCTGCTTGCTGTCCATTAAACAGGTCCGAGGTACCCGATTTGAGACATCTCGCTGACAGGGGAGAGGGGAGTGGTATACTTTTATATATGGCAGATAAAAACATTACTATCATCGGGTTAAAAGAGCTCAAAGAAGCTATCAGACGTAATCCTAATCAAGTAAAAGACTCCGCTCAGATATATCTTGTGCGAGCGATGGCTGCTTACAGATCAGGCATTATAAATAATCCTTGGAGAGTCGGTGGTCAAGGAGGTGGAGCTCCAGTAAGTAATGATCCTCGATACCGGAATAACAATAATAAAAGATTTCAAAAAGCGCGGTCAGGTAATCTCCGAGATACTCACCGGACTCAAATTAAAGCCTTGAGCGCGATGATTGGACCTAATACTCAGGCCGCTCCGTATGCGGCCGCTGTACACAATGGGTCAACTCGAGGACTAAAGGCTCGGCCGTGGCTTGACTATGTAAAAGAAAATAAGGATAGAGAAGTGCAAACGCTTGAGCGTAATATGCTAAAATCTATAGTAAGAGATTTAGCTAAAAGATAAATTATGTACGCAATACTAATACAAAAAATAAAAGACTCATTGACTGCTACTACCGGAGTCGCTTCTTTTAGTACTGTGCCAGGAACTGGTATCACTCAGTATCCTCATGTATTTTTCAAGCCTGACGGGTTTACTAATGAGTTTTTAACTGGTCAAGAAAATGAAGTTATTTATAATTTTTTAATGATTGTAATGGTACTTGCTGAGGGGACTGGAGGAGGATCTGATAAAGCTTTTGCTCAAGTGCTCCCGTCTGTAGTTGATAACATTGTTACTCGATTTAATGCCGACTGGAATGGAGGAGTCGTTAATGGCCATAGAATTAGAGTCTTAATTGACTCAGCTGGTGCTTGGGAGTTATCCGAGGAGGATAATGGACTGGTTGCTTATGCTCCTCTCTCAGTGCAGATTAAGGTGGTTGTTGACGTATAACATATGGTATTATTAGAGTAATAAATTTATCAGAGATTTATTTTAATATATTGCTTATGGAAATTATCGGACGACAAATAGAGATCGGAATAGCAACTGAGGCAACTCGAGGAACTGCTGAGACTACCGCTGATAAGTGGGGGCGTAAAGTTACAGCTAACGTGGTCGAGCGAGCGACTCATGCTATCGACGAGACAACTCGAGGACGACTCGAGGATGGAGAGGGTCGGCGAGTTGTACAAAGACATATCGAGGGAGACATGGAGGGGATTGCTCATGCTGATATGATTGGTTATCTTTTTGCTAACATTTATGGACTTGCTGTAACGACAGAAGTTACCGCGTCTGAAGCTTTCTCTCACGTCTTTAACTTGAAGCAATCTATCCAACACCAATCTCTGACACTATTCGCAAAAGATGGCTCAGTCCAGCAATCTACTTTCGCTAATGCGATGATTTCAACTCTTGAAATTAGCGCGACCATTGACGATTATGTCCGATTTAGCGCAAGCTTTATCGCGGCAACGGCAGCCAGCAACTCAGACGCTCCGAGTTACGATACTGAGTATGACTGGATTGCTAAAGATATTGAGGTCAAACTAGCGGAAACTGCCGCCGGTCTCACTGGTGCGACAGCGGTTAAAGCCAAAAACCTGTCTGTTACTTTCGATCAGGGTCTTATCCGGGATCACGTTGTCGGCTCTCTTGGTGCAGATGACGTATATAATGCCAAGATGATGATTGAGGGGACGATGACTCTGAACTTTACGGATGAGGTGTTTAAAGATTATTACTTAGGAGATGCCGATCTATACATGAGTATCACCCTGACTGGAGATGCTGACTTAGGATCAGGCGATTTGCCGACACTGACTATCTTATTTAATAAGGTACAGTTTCAGGACTGGAATAGAGACGGAGCATCGGCTGACTTGATTACTCAAGAGGTGAGTTTCCGAGCGTTTTATAACGCTGCTGATCAAAAGCAGTCACAGGTTACACTACTAAACGCAACGGCAAGTTATCCGAATGTACCAAGCTCATAATCTTAAAAGATTATGCACACTGAGCGCTATTATGGCGCTCTTTTGTGTAGTATGATAGAGTATAATCGTATGGATAAACAACAAACAACAAAAGAGGTATCTGACGACTTAATCAGTATGGGTATAAAAATGACAATGGGTATCACCTTGCCAGTTTTTCTCTTTGTATTAGGATTATTTATGATGCCTTTTGGACTTATTTTGTGGGTTATAGCGATAATAATTTTTACTAAAGTATTTGCCCCAAAATAATATGCCAATTTTAAAAGAAAGAGCGACAAAGACAATCCAGCTAAAAACAATAAAAGGAGGAGAGGTGGTGATGTATACCAGTCTCACCGCTGCTGATGCTGAGTTAATGAATAAGCTACAGATTGAGCATCCTATTACCGCTCCCCTCCAGATATTAATTAAGAGTTGGAATATTACAAACGCTGACGGAATAGTCCTTAAGATCACTCCAGGTAATGTCGGCATGTTAAATCTGATCGATGTTAATCATATTGTCGACCAGTCGGGGATAAATCAGGGTACTTTTTTAGCGCCGGAGCCGATCGAGACTGGCTCAGAGTAAAAGCTCGAGTTTGCCGGGAGTATAAATGGACTGAGCAACAGTTTGATAATACAAGCTGGGACTTTATTGATGTTATACTAGAGACATTAAAACAAGAGTACGACGATAATGTTAGACTAAATAAAAAGTATGGCCGAAAATCGTAAACTCAATATCATAGTCGACCTGGTAAATAAAGTATCAGGGAAACTCACTCCACTGGAGCGAGATCTTGACCGTACTAGCAAGAAGATGACACAGGTCGGCCGATCTATGACTATCGGACTAACGGCTCCGTTAGTTATTGCCGCTGGTCTTTTTGTTAAAGCGGCCGCTGATGCTGAGGAAACCGAGAACAGATTTAAGCAAGTATTTGGATCTCTATCCGATGATGCTGGAGCGTTTGCTAATGAACTTGGGGATGCAGTAGGCCGCTCAAGTATTAAGATAATGGATGGTCTTTCAACCTTTCAGAGTTTTTCGGTCGGTATGGGATTCGCTCGAGAGGGTGCAGCTGAGATGTCTAAGAGTATCCAGACGCTTGCTTTAGACTTTGCATCGTTTAACAATATCTCCGACGATGAGGCGATGCAGCGGTTTATTTCAGCACTCTCAGGATCTTCAGAGGTACTCGATCGTTTCGGTATCAACATTAAGGCGAGCGCTCTGGACCTTGAGTTACAGGCTCAAGGTCTGGCCAGCTCGACCGCTGAAGCTACTGAGCAACAAAAAGTTATCGCGCGTTTAGCAATTATAATGCGAGCGATGACTGATCAGGGAGCGACAGGTGACGCTATCCGGACTCAAGACTCTTTTACTAATCAAATGAAACGGCTAAACGATGCCTTTTTAGATTTTAGAGTCCAGTTAGGGCGTGACATTATACCGGCTTTAGTTGGATTGGTTACTGCTGCCGGTAATGCTTTAGAGAAATTTAATGGTCTGTCTGACGGAACTCGTAAGTCAATCCTTGTTTTTGCAACATTTTTATCCGTACTAGGTCCGGCCGCTCTTGTAATTGGTGGGGTGACTAGGGCAATTATCGCTCTAAGGACTGCCATGATAGCGGCTAGAATCGCCTCTCTTGCCTTGTTAGGACCTTTCATGCTAGTCGTTGCGGCTGCTGCCGCCGTTGCCGCTATGGTAGGCATAAAGCTTTTTAGTGCAACTAATGACGCGACTAAGTCGACAGCTGAGCTTGAGGCTCAAATTGCTTCACTTGCTCCGACTCTGCCAGAGCTTGCTGGAGGTGCTAACGTAGCAACCGGCGCTCTTGGTAAAATGGGAGAGGAGGCTACAGCATCCGCAAAAAAAATAGCAGATTTACGTAAAGAGGCGCTAAAGACATTCCAAGATCTCAACGATGACGAGGCTGACTCGAAGCGGTCTCTTGCTGAGTTATACGTTGATCAAGAGCAGAAAGTTTCTGATATAAGAAAAGAATTAAGGAAAGCTGAGAGAGATAAAGATAGTGACCAAGCGGCTGACTCTGCCAGAGAGCTACGCAAATCTCTTGCTATTGAAACCCAGGCGCTAAAAAGTGCCAAGTTTATACAGACTCAGTTTAAGGCTGAGGTTATTGAGGCTGAGAGACGAGCTGATTTGACTGCTTTTGAGAGACAAATTGAGGATATCCAATTACGTCGCATTGAGAGACTTAAGGATCATATTACTCGATTACAGGAAATCCAGCTGGAAATCAAAGCTGAGGATGATAAAAATAAAGCAATCGCGGCCAGTTATGCCTCGTCTCAAGCTGCCATGAGAGCCGAATCAGACAAGACAAAAGTTAACGCAATTAAGAATATAACTGAGGAGCATGCAGCGCTAAATAAGTTAATGCGATCAATGAACCAGTTAGGAGACAACGCTAACAGTACGCAATCTCTACCTCGTGGACTCTCTGGAGCTCGAGCTGAGGGTGGACCGATGGGAGCAGGGAAATCTTATCTCGTCGGAGAGAGAGGTCCAGAAATCGTCACTCCTAACGCCTCATCTTTTGTCACGGCTAATCACCAGATGGGGAATGGTGGCGGAGGTAATCCGATTGTTAATGTATACCTTGATAGTAAGCAGATTGCCGCTCGAGTTGAGTCTGGCATCGCTAAAGCTATTCAGCGACGTATTCGCACTACCTAATATATGTCTTTAGTAATCACAATTAATTCAGTTGATAGAACTCTTGATATATCTCAAGAGTCTTTGAGTTTAGATATAGGGCTTAGCAAATCACCATCTGTCCTGGAGTTTGCGATGAGAGGTATTAAATCGTCAATTCCGGCTCCCGGACAGACAGTCCTTTTAACTGAGGGTGGTATAAACATTTTTAAAGGGACAATCACTGAGAAAGTTGAGGAGTTAGTCAATGGCCAGATGATGTCTGAGTATCGGTTTATTGCGGTAGATGGCTTTCACGAGATGGACAGGCTTCTAGTACAAAAAGCTTACAACAATACTAACGCGACGGCCGTCGTTCAAGACCTCGTTAATAACTTTATGTCGGGCTTTACCTTGGATGCTCCCTTCACCTCTCCGGCGATTAATACCGCTCGCTTTAACTATGAGCAGCCGTCACGTTGTATCACTAAGATAGCTAATGAAGTGGGATGGGATTGGTACGTTGATGCAGAAAGTGTAATCCACTTTTTCCCCGGGGGTACAATCCTCGCTCCGTTTGATATTACAGACGATAACGGACGACTGGAATTTAATACGTTAGAGTTTGAGCAAAATATAACGGAGCTCAGAAATCGTATTTTTGTTAGAGGGGGAACTTATGATGATCCTATATCCGAAATAAACGCGATTGACTTGTATGAAGCGAACGGAGTTGATCAGACGTTTCCTTTAGTATATCGATATAGTGACGTCCAGATTACTGTTAATGGTGTCGCTCAAACCGTCGGAGTGGACTTTATTGACAGGCTTGTCGGAGACACTGTATCCAGTGGCACTACTGACGGGATTACTACTAATCAGCTCATTAATAGTACAGCTACGTTTGTAACCGATGGAGTAGCTGTCGGGGACCAGGTCCAGAATACAACTGATAGCACGTATGCTATCGTCAGCTCAATTAATTCTGAGACGGCATTGACTTTAAATAGAGACATCTTTATATCCGGTGAAAATTATCAAATACGAGACCGGCTGGTCAACTGTTTGTATAACTTTCAGGAAAAGCTGGTCCGGTTTCCGGAGGGTACATTACTCGCTCTGGATATTTGTCGAGTATTTGGTGATGCTAAAATTCCTCTTATCGTACAGGCTGAAGATCCTCAATCAATCCTAGCGTATGGTGTGCGAGAGGCTATTGAGATTGATAATACTATTGACTCAATTCAAGAGGCTGAGTTGTTAGCGTTTGCTCGGATTGACCAGTGGAAAGATGGATCTAAAGAGGGCAGCTTTGAGACTCGAGAGACCGGACTAATGGTCGGAATGTCAATCACTATTAATTCGACAAAGTTTGGGATTAATGAGGTCTACATGATTAATAAAATCAGAGGCACGATGAACGGATTTGACCAGTTTATTTATAATGTTGATTTTCTTAAGTCGGGAGAGACAACCTTTACCGACATTGTAATCGGCCTAATTAATAAGTCCCGAGAGTCAATCGAAATCTCTCCTAATGAAGTAATCCAGCGTTTCCGTAAAGTCGAGGACGCCTTTAGTATGAGCGATGAGATTGTCAGCGTGACTACCACTGAGGGACCTTATGGATATGCTCCGGTTACGACTAAAACAGTGGCAAAGTATAACTTTTCGACTTACTCATAATGCTACAATATGGACATGCTAAAAGACAGCTTCAGTTTAAAGGGCGAGGTTAAGTGGATTAAGTCTAAGAATGGAATCATTCTCGCTGAGTCTGATTTTACGCCTAACAAAATCGTCGCTAATACTGGTCGAGGGATTTATATTTTCCTGGACCGGCTGGCTGCAATAAATACTTATTCAGCTAATATAACTCATGCTGATATCGGAGATGATGATACGGCCGCGTCTGCATCTGATACGGCTTTGGGTAATGGCCTCGTCCGGTCTCAGGCCGGAGCGGTGAGTCGGTCCGGTTTGTCTGTAAGCTTTCGCTTCTTCTATACTGACACTCTT